TCCTGTCAACACACTCCTCTACCAACGTCTTAGCTCCTGCCGACAGTTCAGCAGGCGCATCACGCTTGGCTATCAACTCGTCACGTTTCTCAGCCTGCTTCTCCGTCAGTTTAATCTTATCGAGCAGCTCCTCGAGTTGTTCGTTCTGCTTTGCCGTCAGCCCATCATCACCCAAGAACACAGGACTAGCTGTAGATGCCCTAAGCCTCAGCATCCTCTAGCTGTTTTAATTGCTCAGGTGTGAGCTTGTACTGAGACTTAATCTTATCAAGGCTTGTTGACTTAGTCTTAACAGCCTCAATGGCTACCTTCAGACTGCTGTCAGTCAATACCTTCATCTCGTCCTTCTTAGCAGGTAATGGTCTCGTGCTGAATCGCAATGCCTCAACCATACCTTGTGGACTCTTGACCTTCTCAGCTCCCAATACTATCTGCTTACCAGTATAGTCGTCAGGATTGAATGAGTTGAAGAACGTCTCAAGTCTTTTAAAGTTCGTTCGGTTGGTTACCATGGGCTTCGAGAACTCTTTGAGCTTAATGAACACCTTCTGCTCCTTACCCATCTCGCCAACAAAGGTGTCTTGATATACCTTCTCGATTGTTACGACTCGTGGCTCGTACTTACCATTTACTTCTAAATCCCAAGCACCCAAGTACTTGTTGTCGGCCATCAGATTGCGCCAGTGTGTTTGATTATTCATTTAATTTAATTTAAGGGGTTACAAACTTAACTAATCTTTGTTGATAATACAACAATTTTTCACGATTTTTTTCTATTTTCTTATGCATTGCATCCGGAGAACTGATGCAGTTGCTATTTATAAGATGCTCCTGCCATTCAATCTTTTGATCAAGAGTATTTATATTTACGTTCAGACATCCTGCAACCCATCCCTGCTTATCAAATATCTCCCACTCATCGTAACTAACATCCCTAAACTTCTCATTTGGTGTCATCGTGTTCTTAATCTCTATTCGCCCATCATCAAACTTCTCAATCTTAACACCCATGTCAATGTACCATAAACTCAGCCTGGTGTGATACAGGCTGATATATGGATTACTTTCTAAATCTTCCCAAGCTTTCATAAGTTCTTGAATATATGTGTTACTACGTCAACTGTCCAACTGTTACCCAATGCCTTGTACCTCTGCGTGTCTGATATACCTTCCGTCCAATTTTCAGGAAAGGTCTGTAGACGTTCGCATTCGATGGGTGTTAGCTTGCGGCAGATATATCCGTCATACCAACAATAGTCATAGTTAGTAGCAGTAAGGCAGTTACTCTTATCTTCCATCCTTCTACCACGCCTAGTCTTTGAGTTAGGAAATGTCAAGTCAACTCCCTCGTTTGGTTGCACTTCGACATATCCCTTCTTAGTAGCTTCAGGAATCCTCAACACACCATACGGCACACCCTTATGCATATTGGCTGTTAGGCATGCCGCCTTGCCATCTAAGTTATTGGTATGATATTCCCATCGAGGCTTTCCATTACGTAGCCTACTCATATAGTCAATAGCCTCGGTACTTAAATAATACTTATCGTCAATGACAACCATATTCTCTTTCTTAACTAAATGAGTAAGATTACTAGCAGACACACGAGTAGTAATTGTAGGTGACTTATCATTGTATACCTTATTGTTATAAGAGTCTATGATGCAAATATCATCAATTATATCTTTATTACTTTCAGTACACTCAGCTACTCTTCTATTTGAAAATGCATCCATATCAGTTGGAATCAAGTCATTATTGTACGTATTAAACATATTAAGTCTTACGTCATGCTGAATTATATCTCTCAACAATATACTCCTATCCTCAGGCTGTGTAACGTTAGGTATGTTCGTCCAATACAATCGATAACGATTCTGAGCTGATACCAACGAACTGTTGATAGCAATTGGCTGAACACCAAAGTAACCACTGATAACATCTTGGTACTCCTTCTTCATCCGAACGTTCTCTAACATGAATCGCATCTTAGGATTGTCGTCAACTACACGATGGCATATGTCAACGAACACAAAGAACAACGCTGACCTTGGGTCGTCAAAGTTCAATTGCTTGCCTGCAAAACTGAATCCTTGACAAGGCGAACCACCAATCACCAAGTCAATCTCTCCCCATGGTATATCCCACTCTCGCCACTTAGTTACGTCACCCAACTGAATGGTATCAGGAAAGTTCTTTTGTGTTACGCTAATCGCATACTTGTCTACCTCACTCGCATAGTACGCATCGACAGCAATGCCAGCTCGCTGTAGCGCAAGCTGACCTGCCGATATTCCGTCAAATAATGATAGCACCTTCATTTCACACGATATATTAAGTTCAATGGCCTGTTCTTCTCACTGATAACAGTAAAGAAATCCTTGTCCTCAGTACCATCAAACTCGCCAAACATAATCTTATACCTATCACCATCAACAATCATTAAGCTGACAATCTGACTCTCAATGTTGTTCCCGAAGAATGCAAAGTCAATCGGATTCTTCATGATGTCAAACACAACATCAGTCGTGTCAGCTCCGTTCATGTCACTCACATAGTTGTACTTCCTTGCGGCATCCCTGATGTTCTTGAACGACATCTCATACAAGCCATGCTTGTTCTTCTTAAACCCATCAACTGCTAATAGTTGACCAAACGCTGACATGCTACCTAGTAGCATGACAACAACTGCTAACCTACCCATAAAATAAAATTTACAATTAAATTAATAACTGATGCCATCATTCCGAAGAATCCAATGTATACCCCACCAACCCGAAGTATATCATTGTTGAGCAAACTGCTCGCTGACATTAACAAAAAGAAAATAGTTGGCATTAAAATAATTACTATCGCATTAAACATATATAAAGTATTTCATTATTACTATTAAATCTCTTCAACGCATCTCCATAACTCGATGCCTCTAACGTTACACCTGTACACAAGTCCTTGTCTATCAGGTAGCATATGTGGTATCTATTCATGCTCCATAAGTTTTTTAAATTCATTTATCGTCCGCTCGCCTACACCATTCACAAGGTGAAACCTATCTATATCAATCTCAGATAAGTCCTCCAGCTTGACATTGTAATCAAAGTACCTATACAAGATATTGTATAACCTAGGAGTTATTATGCCTGCATAATACATGTCCTTGATTCGTGTGTGCCGATTGATTGTTGCTGTCATCATCTTGCTCAGCTTTATCTGAGCCTGCTCATCTTGGTAACGCTTGACTGTCGCCATAGCGTTATCGTACTGTCGTTTTGTTATCATAAGTCTCTAAGTTTAGCTGCAAATTCATAGTCCTCAATCTCGAGCGCATGCTTGAGAGCTTGATCTTTCTCAGCAAGTAATACAAACTCGTCCTTCGGTGTCCACATCAATCCCTGCGTGTCCATCAACATGCCACACTTACACTTCACCCCCTTGTGATTAGACCTCTGCCCGATGTTCACCAAGCTCTTCATACACATCACACAGTACGACATAGCATTCACCATATACACACTGCCCTTCCGCCTGAACTGACACAAGTCATCAGGATTGTCGCTTAACGCTATTACTTTATCTCCTACCTTCATATGTCTCTAAGTATTGCGCATATCTCATAGTACTCCAACTCTATGGCTCTGCTTGTTAATGAATCACTTATCTCTTTCCAGTTCTCCATGATAATCGCTGCATTCCGTAACGACCTATCCTGCGAATCAGTAGGTAGCTCCAGCAACCTATCCAATATATTGTCAACCAAATCTATTTCCATACTTTTCTTTTAAATAGTTATACCATGCTTCCTGCTTCCTGCCGTTGACGAATAGCCAACCGAAATAAATCTCAAATATACGTTTCATGTTTCAAAGGTTTCGTTGTAGTATTCTTCTGCGGAATTATAATCCCCTTTTGTCAATGAATTTAACCAAGCATCTTTTATCTGCTCCTTCTCCATTGCTTTGGCTTCTCTTATTAAAGCATCAAATTTAAAAGTTGGGTTGGCTTGTTGTATTTTCTCAACCAACCACTCTACTGCTGTTTGTTTCATAATTGTTTTTCTTAATTGTTAATTTAATCATTCCAAAGTTTTCGTTTTGTCCACTCAATTTGCTCTTGAGTATATTCAATGTTCATTGTGTTAATGTAGTTTAACACTTGTTCCCAATTTTCAGCATCGTAAATTACCTTATTAATTTTTACATCGCCTTTGATTAATTGTAAAAAGGCTGTTTTGCTGAATGAAGTTAAATTAATTTTCTTTTCCATAATGTTTTGTTTTTTGTTAATGTGTGAATTGAACTAAATAATAACCATTTGTAATGCTTGAACCTTTAGAATGTAAAGTTTTAATTGAAAATAATTTATCAGATTTATTAACTTTAAAAAATAATCCTGAATCACTTATTTCAGTTATATAACATTCAATAGGTACATTTTTTCCAAATGTTCGGTATAAATTGAATCTATCACCGATGAAAAATCTTTTACCAAAATTATTTTCTCTTGTTTCCATAATTATAATTGATTCCAAATAATAAACTTGTGTTTGCTTCCGAACGTTGTCGTCCAGGTTAAACAATCATTTAAGTTTGTTTTACCTACTTCTAAAACTCTTTCTTGACCTTTGTCAGATAACAAAAGCATATACTCAGTTTCGTATGTTGTTTTATTACCCTTATCATCATACGTCTTACCTAAACCCTTGACGATAGATTTAACTTCAAATGTTTTAATCTTGTCGCCTACTTTAAATACTGAATCCATAATGTTGGTTTTTTGTTAAAATTGTTAAAAATGGTTAAAAAATGTTGGTTTTGTGTTAGTTTTTTTTACCTAATCCCTTGATAAATAAGGGATTATGTTAGAATGTTAATTTTTTATACGTAATTCAAAAAAAAAAAATAAA